ATTCCAGCAGCACCTAATGAAGCACCAACTATTTTACTAAACGTAGATGCTTGCTCAACTGCGCTTTTAGTTGTTGCCTCTAACTGTTTTACGAAAGCCTCACCAATTAGTTTTTCGGCTGCCTGTATTTTGGCTTTACGGATTAATGAATTAGTTAATATATCAATTGCTTTTGCTGCCTTTATTGAATTGATGTTCTCTAAATTCAGGAACTCTAACTGTTCAGGATATTCGGCTTTTACTTTCTTTAAGGCTTCAAGTCTTGCATTACGTGAAAGGTTTTCATCCTGAGCGACTTTTATAAGACTTTGAATAGTTGTTATTTCAGTTTTTGCATCTGCTACATTTTCAATCAATGCAGCATTATAAGCCTTTTGCGTAACCGTAGCATCATCAACTGCACCCGATAAGTAATTTAAAGCACCTGCAACCTTTTCAGGGTTCTGAGCCAATACGGTAAGCGCAGATGTAACCAAAGAAACTGCAAGCAATAAACCACCGCCGCCAACCAATGAAGCACCCAGAGCCTTTAATGCCCCACCAGTTGAGCCGCTTTCTGCTTTTAACCTCTGAAAAGATTCTAATAATGGCTGGATGTTGTTTTGAATACCAATAAACCCAAACGGAGCATCCTGAGCAACCCTGCCTAAATTCTGTAATGCAAAACCTGCCTGATTTGCGCCCTTTGCAACCGAACCACCTAAAACTCCGGCAGAACTTGCGGCAGTATTTGCAAAAGCCTTTAATTTAGACTGCGCCCCTTTCAGATCACTATCTAACTGCCCTAATGGTGCGCCAATTGGTATTTTAATTCCTTCCACTTTGTTCGATATATAAAGCCATCTTTTTATTCATGATCGCTTTGATTTTATCCAATTTGTCCGCTTTCATTTCCTCGTTTTCGTAAAGGAATGACATAAACTTTTTATATGTCGGCATCCCTTTTGAAACATGAACCCTGACTGCGTTGTATGTTGCCCATCCTACCCTTTCCCATTCCTTTTTATCCTTATTAAAAAAGCCCTGACATTTCAGGCAGTACTGATTCCATGTCAAGGCGTAAAAATCTGAGGGCATTAATCCCAACTCACCAAACGCAAATGTCAAGACATCCGCTCTCCAATCTATTTTTTCACTTTGCTTTTTTTTTGTTCCGTAGCATCCACTAAACCTAAACTTTTGGCAATCGCCTCGTTAACCTTTACTAAAATATCACTTTTGGAAGCATCAACCCATTCATAGGTATCAAACTCCGTAAAGTCAGGCACTCCGCCATCTTTTAATATCGGATAACAAGCTGCGTGAAACATCCAAACTCTAACGAACTCCATCTGTCTGGCATCAGGTATTGTATGCAAATCACTAACTGAAATGTTAAAATGTTGCAATACCTTTTCCAAAGCATAATTCCCAAAGAACATTTTACGTTCAATGCCGTTAATGGTATAAGTTAAATGTCCCTCCATTAATAACCAGGATAAGGGTCAGTCTCAGTTATATCACCATCACCTAATAGCGTTGCGCTATAAGTGATAAAGTCCTCAGGCGTTCCGGTAATCTCTAAAGCAGAGAAGTAAGCCGTTCCGTAATTAGGTGAGAAATTAGGCTCTTCATCGCCATCATCCTGTAACAATGCAATTTTCCAATCAATCAAAGTCTTTGCCCTTGCGATTGTTTTTGCAGTATCCCATGATGCCTTAGCAGTATCTCCACCAGCGCCAGTTGTGTCAGTAAATACGCCCTCATACGGTATTTCGTATGAATAGGTTGTAGGTTTACGCCTTGTCACTCCGGGATCACAAGCCGTAACGGTTTCTGCGAAGTTCCATGTTTCACTCAAACCATTTGAGGTCATACATGATAAAGGTTTCCACGCTCCACCAGTTCTGATGTAAAGCTGGAATAAGCCACCCATGTAAAATGTTTCATTTGCCATTTTATGTTCGATTTAATTTATGCTCAAAAATAATAATATATCTAAATATGTTTTCTGCTTCTGTTTCAATAGTCAGGTCACTTGTTGACAATTGGTGACTTTCTCTAACGCTAAAATCCGAAATTGTTAATCCTGTTACTTGCACTCGTTCTGCAATTTCCTCACCGACTACCATTGCAAAACTTATATCTCCATTTCCGTTTGGGTATCTGGTAACAATATCAACTGTGATAGTGCATTGATACCAATATCCACATCCTGTCTGATTCTGTATCTTCGTTTGACTGCTTAAAAGTACATATTTTTTAGGTACGTTTTTTAATGGTGTCGAACGTGAATATACAGGAACGCTTTCAGTCCCGAAAGTCATACCAGCTAAAGCCGTTTTATAAGCATTTAAAAGGGCAAGATTCGGGTCTTTCATAATTCAAATATAATTATTTTTTATTATTATATTGTTTTGTCAATTTATCTATTCCAGAATTAAGCCTTTTCGGATATTCGGCAGCTTCGTAAATGTATGGAGTTGTCAAAAACCCGGTAGCTGGGATGTTAATTTGTCTGATTCCTTTGCCTTTAAATTGTAATGCTAATTCCTCAAATCCTTTAGGTATATCAATCAGACCGCCTGTTCCAAAGTTTTGAAACGCTGCATAAGGTGCATTTGCAAATACAAAGGATGTGTTTTGTTTTACCGTTGCTTCTGTGTTTCCGATTGATTGCCTTAACTGTCCTAAATCAACTGGAGAGCGTAAACGTGCTGAATTGGTAATCTTTTCGGCAGTAGAATTAGTTATGGCAACCGCTAAACGTGCGCCCTCATCCCCAAACTGATCTAATTGCCTTAATAGCTTTGTGATATTTATTTTTTTAGGAGGCGGCATCTTCGGGAGTATTTTCATCCGTTACCCTTGTAATAATCTCATAGAACCTATGTCGGTCATCAATATCACGTATAGAATGGATTGTATAATAACGGTCTTTGTACAGTATTCGCATTTCCTTTGTAGGTGTAAAATCCGTTCTGTATCGGGTTGTAAATATAGTACCCTCAACAATTACCTGTTCGCCTGATTCTAACTGCCTACGCCCCGATTGAGGTCTTACTTGGGCCCACGTAGTCAACACATCCACCCATGCAAAGGTATAGTCCTGAAAAGCATTCTCAGTAGATACCAATCTTGCATAAGTAATTCGCCTGTCAAGTTTGCCCGGATTCATTAGAATAGTGTTATACGCCTGTAAGGTGCTAATAATAATTGAACGATTGCTGGCATAGCTAACTTAGCGTTATCCCGATTTTCGTAAAGGTAGGTAACGTATTCTTTTATTGCAGTAATGATATCATCAGGAACTTCCGTTCCACCATCATAAGTCCAGCCGTAACCAGCAATAAAAGTAACCGTTTGTCTGTCGGTCTGATCTGATATCACATTCGTGTACCAATCGGTCTCAACTTCCTCAAATGTCACGCTATCGGCATCGGCATCAATAACCGATTCAACACTAATTAAAGGATATTCATAAATCTTGTACTCCCCATGTACGGAAGTCCTTGCAGTAATGACACGATAATACAAAATCTGTAAGGTAAACTTTTCGATCTGATTAACGGCAGTCTTTATGAGTGATTCGATTATGGTATCATCATCATCATAATCAGGGTCAATCTTGAGCCATAACTTAGCTTGTGCAAGACTTACAACATTTAAAGCATCCATTACTTTGTTTTTATTGCTAAGTTAAATATTTTTTCTAACCAAATTGCAAAATTAGATAGGTCTTTTTTGGGAGTGAGTTCATACGCTCTATTAGTTGAGGCAAAACAAGCTAATCCATAAATGCTTTCAACTTGCTTTATTGCCTCTACCCAATGACTAATATTATTCCTATCAGCAACAAAACGCCCATCTTTGACCGCTTCACGTAGTCCCGGCAAATCAGTTGCAATAACTGGAATACCACAACACATTGCTTCAACTTGAGCCTGTCCGTAGCTTTCATATTCACTTGGTGCGATTAATATTTTAGTCTGTGCTAAATAAGGTCGTATATCATCCGCTAAAGGCACGTATTTAATATTTGGTAGCTTACTGAATATCTGCTTATAATAACCTCCCTGAACGGCTAAAAACTTACGCTCTGGCATTTGTTTAGCTATCTCAATCAATATCTGACCGCCTTTGTTTTCATTGTGATTAATCAGCGTAATGTATTCGGCATTTGTACGGTCAACATCTTTATAGTCCTCCATAAATATCGGAGGAGGTAATACAAATGAATCATGCTTATAATTCAATTCTTTTTT